ACATATTCTACTAGGAGTGAACATACAGGCAAAGACGGAGAAGCCCTACCAACACCAATACTAGGAATATATGTACAGCCTAACAACAGCAACCCAGAAAGTATCGAAGCTCCAAAAGAAGATTAGGGCAATTCAAGGAGGTACTTCAGCTAGTAAGACTATATCAATCTTATTAGTTCTTATTGATCTAGCTCAAAGAGATAAGTCAGCAACCCTAACATCAGTAGTAGCAGAATCAGTCCCCCACTTAAAGCGTGGAGCTATGAGAGACTTTAAGAACATTATGAGAGAGCATGGCTATTGGAAGGAATCTAAGTGGAACGCTACAGATAGTATTTATACATTTGAAACAGGTTCACAAATGGAATTCTTTTCAGCCGATCAACCAGATAAATTACGAGGAGCAAGACGAGATAGACTTTTTATAAACGAAACAAACAACATAACACTAGACGCTTTTGACCAATTAGAGGTGCGTACTAAAGAGTTTGTATTCTTAGACTGGAACCCGACTAATGAGTTTTGGTTCTATACAGACATTTTGAATATCAGAGATGACGTGGAGCATATTATTTTAACCTACAAAGATAACGAGGCTTTAAGCGAACAGATCATCAACTCAATCGAACAAAGACGTAATAGAAAGGGTTGGTGGAAAGTGTATGGAGAGGGGCAACTAGGTGAAGTAGAAGGTAGAATATATACAGGCTGGCAAGAAATAGAATCAATACCGCATGAAGCAAGACTTGAAAGATACGGTTTAGACTTCGGGTGGAGTCCTGACCCAGTAGCTATTGTTGCTATTTATTATTATAATGGTGGATATATTTTAGATCAGGTGTCTTATCAGTTAGAGATGAGCAACAGAGAGATCGCCGAGACACTTAAAAACCTACCCAAAGCCCTTGTAATAGCTGATAGTGCTGAACCTAAGAGTATTGCTGAAATAAAGATGTACGGGATAAATATAGTCCCAACCAATAAGGGTGCAGACAGTATCAGACATGGTATTAAAACTGTCCAAGACCAAAAGATCAGCGTCACCAAACAGAGTTATGATCTGTTAAAGGAATACAGAAACTACTTGTGGGCTGTAGATAAAGAAGGTCGAGTTATCGCTGGTGTACCAGAAGGGGACAAGGATCATGGACTAGACGCTATACGCTACGCTATGAGTTCTCTTATCCCAATTATAAGACGTAGAGAGATGATACCGCCAATGCCATCATCAACTCACAGGAAATCTAACATCGCTGTATAATATGGAAGAAAAGATAATAGAAATAGACGAGTTTACTATGATTATCCCAGAGTGTTGTCGAGAAGGTTGGGATAGTTGCCCTCACGTTATCAATCGGCCTAAAAAGCCAACTAAAAGAAACATCGGACTATGAAAATAAAACCAAGTGAACTACCAGAGCTAGAACCTAATCCGATATTTAAGGACTTACCAGATCATGTTAAAGATGTGAAGACTTATAAAAAGATAGAGAAAAGCCTAGCTGATGCAGTTCTATCAGATCATCAACACAAGTCAGTAAAGGAATATGTTAAATGTGCTAGGTGTAATGCTAAGAGAGATAGAAGGAAGGCTTTGATTAAAGAGTATGGTTTTACATCAGTAGAACAATACATGGAGTGGAAGCGAGTTATGCAAATTATTATCAACGAGAAAGACTTTCAAGTACAATGAAAATAACAAAAAAGCATATAGAGAGTAAGTTAAAGGATCAGATCGTATTATTAAATGATATTGTAAAGATTAAATTAGCACCATCAGAGATTGAAGGTGTGGGTGTTGTAGCTATGAGGGATATTAAAAAGGGCGAAAAGATATACGCTGACTCTATTCCTCACCAGTTTGATCTGCCATACGCTAAATTTAAGAAGCTAGATAAAGAGATAGCTGAAATACTACTAGGTCACTTTCCACTTATCACCAAAGGTTCACACTTCCTATACCCAGTGACTAAGTTTACTGCCTATCTAAACCATTCTGATAAACCTAACTATGACGCTAAGAATGACGTAATACTTAAATCAGTTAAAAAGGGAGAGGAGATTACCGAGGACTACAGACTAATAGAAAATTGGGAGCAAATCTTTCCATTCTTGAAACAATAAATTGTTTGACAATTGAAAATATGTTATAATACTAACTACTTATGACACACAACTGCATAAAATGTGGAAACTCCTACGAAGATACTGACTTAGAACCTTACTACTGTTCTACTTGTATTGAAGCTAAAAACAAAATAGCAGAAGAAGTAGACAAGAAGATGGCTCTAAGGGGTAAGAAAGAAGTTAAGAGTGCTTTACAAGAATACGATGAAGCCCAGAAGGTGCATGGCTTTGTCCAAGTAAGTCTATAAATGGCAAAAACTACACCCAAACCAAAAGAAACTAAAGAAAAGAAACCTAAGTATAGTGTTTCTGTTTTAATGGCAGGCAAGAAGTTTGAATCTAACGGAGCTACCTTAGAAGAAGCACTAACTAACCTTAAAGTAATGGGAATTGCTCGATCTAAAGTTGTTGTTACTGTCTCAAACGGTAAAGAGACTAAAGAGCGTGTTTTACTTCCTTTCACTGTGAACAAACTAATCAGTCTATCACCGTCAATGAAACAGATCGCAGTTAAGCAAATAGCAATCTTATTTAACCTATAATGAACCCATCAATCTACTCTTACGTTAAGTCAAAGGAAAATGACTTTGAGTCTGACGAAATTCGTATTGGTGATAACTGGAACTGGAACTTTAGAAACCATGTACAGCTTATCTTTCACCTAAAGAATGGCATATTTTATACAGGTGAGAACAACTGGCTAAGGGCTTTCAAGAACATCATGGAGCCAATCCTTAATCTAGCCTACTGGACAGAGGACTTGGAGGTTAAAGATGTCTTATTCTACATCGAAGGTAAAACCAACCGAGTATTATCTTTCCTTATCAAGAAGTACCACGATGAGGTTTATGTTAAAGAACATGACCTAGATACATTGTTTGATGAAATCACCGAATCAGATATTGATTATGGTGCTGTTTTGGTACAGAAGACTAATAAAGGACGGCCAGAAGTGATTGAGTTAAATACTATTGCTTTTTGTGACCAGACAGATATGTTAGGTGGCCCGATTGCCTTCAAGCACGCTTTCTCACCAGACAAACTACGAACTATGTCTAAATATGGTTGGGGAGATAAAAGCAAAGGAGCTACTATTACCCTTGACGAACTTATTACTCTAGCAACATTTGATAAAGACCCATTTGGTATTCAAGATACCAAGAAGAACGAAGTACCTGGAAAAGTTATTGAGGTATACATAATGCGTGGGAGTCTACCAGATCACTACCTAAATGATAACGATAACTTTGACCTATACTACAACCAGCTACACATTATTGGTTACTACGTTGACAAGAAAGGCAAACGAGAAGGTGTAACGCTATATCGAAGTAAAGAAACCGAAGGCAACATCAAAGTCCACACCTCCAAGAAAGTACCAGGGCGAGCAATTGGTCGTGGTGTAGGTGAAACACTCCTTAGCCCTCAAATCTGGACCAACTTCCTATCTATCCACAAGATGAACCTAATGGAAGCAGCTTCTAAAGTTCCTCTAGTAACAGACGATCAGAACTTCCACAACAAGAATAAGATTCAGGACATGGAAAACCTTGAAGTTACTACTATTGAAGAAGGCAAAAGTATCAGTCCAATCCAAACAGCTTCGGTTAACAATATCCAACTCTTTGATTCAGCAGTAAATGAGTGGTTAAATCACGCTCAATTAGCTGGAGCGGCATTTGACCCCATCTTAGGTAAAGAACAGTCATCAGGCACTACTTTTAGAGGTCAGGAGCGTACTGTAGCCCAAGGCCGAGGATCACATGATAAACGCAGAGGACAACGAGCTAAATTTATTGAGTCTATTTACCGAGACTGGATTATTCCAGATATTGTTAAAGAGATCGTAGGTGGTCAAGAATTTATCGCTACCCTTTCAATCCAAGAATTACGTTGGGTACAGGAACAACTAGCCCAAAGCCATGCTGTAGATAAGTTTAAGGAAGCTATGTTTAAGGGTAAAGTTCTTTCTCAAGAAGAAATAGACCTAATTAAACAAGTGTATACTGAATCTCTATCTAAGAAGGGCAATAAGCATATGTTCAAAATCCTTAAAGATGAATTCCGAGACATCAATATTAAAATCGGAATTAATATAGCTGGTAAACAAAAAGACCTCGCTAACCTATCAGATAAAATCCTATCAGTTTTCCAATTTATCTTCTCAAACCCTCAAGCCTTCCAGCAAGCTATGGAAATTCCAGCCTTATCAGAATCATTCCATGATATTCTTGAATTCTCAGGGTTAAATCAATCTAGCTTTATGGACTTTACATCAGCAGTACCAGTACAGGCAGCACAACCAGCTAATCCTCAACAACAACTCTTACCAGCTAATCAAGCACAAGCATGAACGAGACAGAAAAAAGCAAGCTAAATCGCTTCATAAATGATATAATTATGTCTGAATCGGTTTATAAAGTTCTGTTAGATTCATTTCTCAAGCCAAAGAAAGATGCAGACGTACACGAAAAGGCTGCTTCATTCATAGCTATAGAGATGTTGCAAGGAGCATGGAAGGAGTTGGAAAGATACAAAGA